GTTGCGGCGAATGCGTATGCCTAGCTGATCAAATATCGCATTGGCGACTTCACGTTCATAGCTTGCGCCACGCTGCCTGTTAAGTTTGCTCATGGTGGGGGTGGGGTACTCGCTGCACTGGCTCTATCCTTGACGATTTGTTAATCATCAAACCAGCATCCGCTTTCCCCCAAAAAAGTTAATAACAGCTTGTGTTGCAGCTATTGCCGAAACAGCAAGTAGTACAGGTAACGCATCTACCTTGATCGCAGTAGGTATTGTAAGTGCAGCTTGCCCAAACGAGTGGTGCTGTAACGGCTAACCAGAGCGCTATCAAATATTTCATGTGACCTCCATTAGAAGTTTGTTTATCTCAGCGTGTCGTTGCTTATGACATGATTGACAAAGCCACATAACGTCTAATGGCTTGTCGTAGTCTTCATGGTGAGCAAGGCTTTTTTGGTTTCCACATCTACAGCATGGCTCCCTAAGAAGAGTTCCATGTCGCAAAGCCTTAGCAACAGCTTTGTGGGCATAGCCTCTTCTCTTATCTTCCGCTCTCCATGCTCTTGTAACATCCGTAGTTGCTGCAATACGGTGAGCAAGTTTTCCACGCTCTCTGTCATATTGACGAATCCTTTCCAAGTTCTTTGCTCGATGTTGATGGACATCTTTCTTTGCGCACTGCTTGCACTTATTGAGATGCCCATCACTCATCTTCGCGTGTTTGTAAAACTCATCAAGGGGCTTTTCAACTTCGCACTTAAAACAAGTTTTGAAACGAATCATGCTGTACTCCTTGTGCAGGGAATACAACCATTATAGACCCGTTTTAATTAAAAGGGATATCACCATCATCTTTCCGCTTGCTAGGAAACGGATTGACATTGCCGGGGCCGGTACTTTCAGGCGGCACCCAAGTATCTTCTTTGATCGAGATTAGCGCACCTCCTTTCGTGTCCTTAGTCCATGCTGCCAGCTTGATTGTGTCACCCGGAGCGTAGTGTTCAGATACCTTCAGTTCACCACGCCAGTCAGGACTACTTGCCGACTTCTTATTACGGTTGCTTAGTAGTACCCCTGTACCCAATTTGCGTTCAATGTCTTGCCGATCCATGTTGCTTCTCCTTAACTAATGAATAACGTGCTATCTCTTTCTTCCCGACACGCACCGTTTGCGTCACGATAGTGTGTCCATCTTTCCTAAGTTCTTCAATGCGTGCCGCCAGCCGTAGCACGCCGTACAGTCTTAGGCTATCAAGGGCTGTAATGCCATCACCTTGCTGCAAGTGATCTAGGATCATGGCTGCTTGCCCCTTGCCGCTGGCTGGCTTCAACCTTTTTTTATCTGCTGATCGCAAGCCTCCTTTGCCTCTTTCACGCCTCTAGTCCATACCTCGAATAGCACTGGCTTATCAGCTTCAATCATGCCAAGCACAAAGTCATTGGCACTTTCTAATGCTGTGATCTTTGCCATCTTCTCAGCAGCGTTCAGCTTGGCGCTTGCCATAATGCTATTGACCATATCCAAGTAGCCGTTGACAAACTCATCATCGTTGGCATGGTAGGCATAGGCTTCAGTCTTGCCCGGCACCATGAAAGCCACGCCTGTGGTGGGCTTTGGTGGTGGTGCAGGTACTTCGATAGGTGCAACTGCTTGCGTGACGATCAGAGGCTCTTTACGCGCTTCTGGGATGGTTTCAACTTCAGTCTCATCAAGCATTCCGAGTCCACAATGTGCAAGAACCGACCTGCGTATCGCTTTCGTAGTCGCTTTAAGGATGGCATTAGCCAATCTCTCGCCGACAAGGGTTGAGACATCCACTGCGCCTTGATTTTCTGAAACTCTACCGTCAGCGCCCGTGCATCGGACGGAGACAATGTAAATTCCATCCACACGTTCCCGATGCGTAATCTGAGTGGATAGCTTGTGGAGCGCACATAGCTGTTGAGTAGCGCTTGCGTTCGCGTAAAGGATTTGTTTTCCATTGAGGGTGAGCAAGTCAAAGGGTTTAGCGGCAGGATCAAGACCGACTTGGCGGCAACGGTACAGGTAATACTCCTTCTTCTGATCCTCGTTCAGTCCTGACAAGTCACCACGCAACACAATGGATGATTGGATAGCAGGGTCAAGTGCGACGATTGCTGACTCCCCTGCCATGTTGACTACGTTACTCATGCTTGCCCCTTTCTTCCATCATGGCGTCTGCTACTTCATAAGCCCGTCGAGCAAACTCCTCAACAGGTGCAAATGTGTCGGAAGCCAACAAGCCTTGCATCGCTTTAGCTGCAAAGTAATCGCGCAAGTCCATGCCATCACTGCCTGCGCCTGTATATGGAAATGCTTTGAAATTATCTTGACTCATGATGACCTCACTTCAAAAGGAAACGGCGGGAACCGGGTTGTTCAACGACAAACTTGTCATACATCTCTGGCATAGCGTTACGGAACAAGTCTTTAGAAAAAGACTTAGTCGATTTGCTGGCCTTCCAAGTAGCTAGGATTCGACCATCATAGGTAGCTAGTTGGCTGGCTTCCATCATGTAGCCTTGCACTTTGGCAGCTAATGCATCCTCTTGCGCTTCTAATGCTTTGCGCTGTTCTTTGACAACCTTCAGCATCTCGCAGATTTGCTCGAGTTCCTGATTGGCTAACAGGCTATTGCCATTGTCTTGCTTGTACACAATCTTGGCAGCATCACCCATCGTTTCAGGGTCAAAGTTTCTAGCCTTAATCCTGCCCCAAAACTGTGCCATTTCTCTGGCGTGTAAATCCCATTGTTCTTCTGAGAAATGCTGCGGGTAATGGCAGATTTCCTGACCGCCAAAGCAGACAACCAGCACCACGTTAGGGATACGGTGGACTAAGGATTCATGCAGGCATTGCACACGGTAGCCAGTGTCAATGTCGGATGTACCATCGTCGCCATACTTCTTACGCTGGTGGATACCTAGATTCTTGACCTCATAGAGTGTCTGCCCATCCTCTGAAATGTAATCAAAGTGGGAGGCAAGAAAGCTATGTTGCGGGTGGTACAGGGAATAGTCAGCATCTTTGAAATTGATGCGTTGTCTGCGTGCAAACTCGCGCATGATGGGTTCCTGCATTACCAAACCCATTTGCACAGCTTCGACAGCAGATAGATCGTCTAACGGTTTAACGCCTATCTTTTCGGCGTACACCTCACCGGCTCTACCTTCAACAAAACGGCGTGCATCGTTAGACCATAGTGCGTTGTTACGCACTTCGGGTGAAAAGTCACTCATGTTTAGCCCCAATTAGTTATCGTCCTGATCCCACAATAAGACTGATAGCAACAGGACAATAATTGCTATCAGACCACCGGCACCCACTAATGCAGCACCGATAAAAGTTATGATTTGAAACGTAGTCAAGCGTTCTTCTCCTTCAGCTTGGCTTCGATCTCACGCGCATATTTGATATCAGTCCATCCCGCTGTCCAATCGCGCATATGTCGCATTGCTTTGATTTCCTCATCCGTCAGCCCCTGCCATTCGACAGCTTTAGCTGGCGCATCGTCGCGCTGTGGTGGGGTGGTGTAGAGTGGAACAACAAGGGGAGAGGATTCTGGTTCATCCAGCATGACCATCATCAACGGAGTCTTTTCTGTCGGTCTTGTGTTGGCGATACCCCACGCCGCCGGCTCCGGTGCAGGCGAAAGAATCTCGCTACCGTCTATAAAGTGACAGTGACATCTTGGGCAGTTTTGTATTTTTGTAGGTTTAGGCTGCGCTTCATACGGGTCAATTTTGTCTATCAGCTTTTCTATTCGTGCTAATTGCTCAACGTCAACAGGTGTTATCAAGTCAGGCTGAGCGAGTCGGGCGCGGAGCATATTGATAGTGTCGCTGTAAATGTCTTTCGCATCGCCAACATACGTCAGCGCATATAGAAGCTCCTGCGCTTCCTCGCGGGTTAGTGTGATCATGGAGCACCCCTTTCTCTAATCCTTAGTGCTGCCACTCGGTAGTAATTCGTCAGCTTGTCTGACGCTGCCATCTCGTCGAGTAACGCGGCACATTGTTCACGTTCAGTTTCAACCCCGTTAATCAGCGCACGGTTCCAGTTCTCAGCAATCTGCCAGTCAAGTTCAGTCAGCAAGTTTTCAGTGGTATCGCCATGTCCTGTGGCGTAGCTGCGTTGAATCATCCACTTGGCTACCTTTTCACGTTCTGCTGCCGCGACTAAAGCGGCAAAGCGTTCAAGGCTGCGCCATTGGTTTTCAGTCGCGCCCCAATTCGGAGGCATGATTCCGGCTTCTGCCGCCCATTTAACAATGTCATCTCTGGTCATAGTTTCCTCTGGCAAGTAAACGCCTGAATATCCACTCTGAAGGCCGCAGCAAAGCGGCAATCAGCGGCGATACGGCTCTCAGTTTGGACAACGCCTGCGTAGTAGGCAAAGGCTGCAATGGCGAAGGTAACGGCAGATTTAGCCCACCAGTCGTTGATAACCTGCATTACCTTCTTAGCCATGTCAGCCATCAAAGCACGCTCAGAAGGGGCTATCACGCATGGCCTCCTCGAACTCCTGCCTAGCCTTCTCTCTGGCAATCTGGTTGTCAGAATGGAGAACAAAGTAGATAGCTTTAGGCCCACAGTCACCTTCTCGGTAGGACTGGCGTTGAGCAAAGCAATAGTCGAATTCCTCTTTGCCAGTGACTAGGCTTACTTGCGTGGTAACGGGATTGATGCAACGGTCTTTCTGACCATGTTCATTGCCATAGAAGAAGCAATCAACACACAGTTTGATGTCTTTTAGATAAGTCATGGATAAGCCCCTAGATGGATGGATAACGGATTAGGCGTCGAGTTCTACCAATTGGAAACGGCGTTCACGAAGGCGTAGGACGGAAGCAGATAGGTGACGGACAGACTCTTTAGCACGGTCTAATGCAGTTTGTGCAGCAGCTTCTTGCAAGCGAATACGGTCAATCAAGTCTGTGTCTTGACGAGGATCAAAGTGATCCTGATAGGTGTAAATCATATGAACCTCCCTGATTAGGAAACGGATAATGTGCATCAGCACACGCGCACAATAGTTCACAGAATACACAAAGTCAACAACTATTTTGAGAAATAGAT